ATGAACGAGTCTTTAATAACGCGCGCTAGAAATGAGTTAGTAAGAATGTTTTTAAAAAACACTGACTGCACACACTTGATGTTTGTTGATGCGGATATGTATTTTGAAGCCGACGCTGTAGGCAGACTACTTGATGCTGACAGAGATATAGTTTGCGCTTTGTATCCTAAAAAAGAAATTGATTGGGATAGAGTTCGACAAGCTGTTCAACTAAACAGGAAAGATTTAAGTTATTACGCATCGCAGTTTGTGTTGAACTTACCTTACGGTAAATCAAAAGTAGAGCTAGATAAAGATGGTTTGTTAGAAGTGCGCCATGCAGGTACAGGCTTTATGTTAATTAAGCGAGAAGTATTTGAGAAGCTAGAGCAACACGTTCCAGAGTATAGGTCTTCAACACTTCAAGACCCAACAGGGAAATATATTAAACCAACTGTTCGCCAATACTTTGACACAAGCATAGATAACACAGGAGCGTTATTATCAGAAGATTATCATTTTTGTGAATTATGGAACAAACATGGAGGTAAAGTTTTTGTAGACCTAAATATTCATTTGAAACATATAGGCACCCACGCATTTGAAGGCGACTTAACAACCGTGAAGAACATAGGCAATTGAAAAAAAGAATACACATAAACCAACACAAGATTAGGTCTAATAGTAAAAAACCTGATTCTGAAAGAGAGCCAGTAATAACTATTAAAACTAGCAAAAGTAATACTTATTGTCACGAGGTAAAAGTTTTGGGAGAGTCTAAGATTATTTATTCCCCAGATAAGCCTTTAAGTTGTGGTGCTAAAGTATGGGTAGAAACCGAAGCAGAAGTGGAAATATGCAAATAATTACGATTGATTTTGAGACTTACTACGATAAGAAGTTTTCCCTTTCTAAACTAACAACAGAGGAGTACGTACGAGATGAAAGATTTGAAGTCATTGGGTTTTGTATCAAGCAAGGAGACGGAGAAGAAGAATGGCACACAGGAGGATTTGAAAATCTTAAAAGAATACTCTTGTCATATAACTGGGAAGAGAGTTTTTGTCTCGCTCACAACACTATGTTTGATGCCGCTATCCTTTCTTGGAAATTTGGTGTTCGTCCTAGGGGGTGGCTTGACACTCTTAGCATGGCAAGGGCTTTGCACGGTACGGAAGTTGGAGGAAGCCTCAAAAAACTTTCCGAATTTTATAACATTGGGCAAAAAGGAACCGAAGTCGAAAACGCAATCGGTAAAAGGCTTGTAGATTTTAAAGAAGATGAGTTGGCTAGATATGCCGAGTATTGTAAGCAAGATGTTCGATTGACTAAAAAGCTTTTTGAGTTGATGAGCGAGGGCTTTCCTGCGATTGAATTTAGGCTTATTGATTTGACAATCAACATGTTTGCCCAACCAGTTCTTGAGTTAGATTTAGCTGTGCTTGAGAACCATTTGGAAAATGTTGTGCTGCATAAAGAAAAACTTCTTGAGTCTTGTGTGGCTGATAAAGAAACATTAATGTCTAACCCTAAATTTGCAGACAAATTAAAATCTTTAGGTGTAGAACCTCCGATGAAAATTAGTCCAAGGACAGGTAAAGAAACTTTTGCTTTTTCTAAAACCGACGAAGGATTTAAAAAACTACAAGAGCACCCTAACGAAAAAGTGCAAACGCTAGTTGCGGCTAGACTTGGAACAAAGTCAACTTTAGAAGAAACAAGAACGCAACGGTTTATTGACATTGGTAATAGAGGGCGGCTTCCTGTTCCTTTAAAATATTATGCGGCTCACACAGGAAGGTGGGGCGGTTCTGATAATGTAAACCTGCAAAATATTCCGAGAAAGTCTGTGTTGAAAGAATCTATGCGGGCTCCCAGGGGTTTTGTTATAGTCAACTCCGATTCTTCACAGATAGAGGCTAGAGTATTGGCTTGGTTGTCTGGTCAAAATGACTTGGTACAAGCCTTTGCAAATGGGGACGATGTATATAAGATAATGGCTTCTAAAATATATAATAGGCCAGTAGAGGATATAACAAGTGAGGAACGATTCGTAGGTAAAACGACAATATTGGGTTGCGGTTATGGTATGGGGGCTAAGAAATTTAGTGTACAATTAAAAGCTTTCGGTAAAGACTTAGACGTTGAGGAGTGTAAGAAAATTATTCATACCTATAGGAAAGTATATTCTGCTATACCTAATTTTTGGAAGAAAGCGCAAATAGGCTTAGAAGCAATAATAAAAGGTAAGTATATGGAGGTGACAAAACAAAAACAGGCTTTAGGTATTATACCTAACGTTGGGTTTGATTTACCCAACAAGCTTCAATTAAAATATCCAGACCTTAAAAAAGAACAAGATTCTAGTGGAGAATACTACTTTTCTTATAAAAGTAGAAAGGACAGAATAAACATTTATGGTGGGAAAGTAGTTGAGAACATTTGTCAAGCCGTGGCTAGATGCGTAATAGGTGAGCAGATGTTAAAGGTATCTAAAAAATATAAAGTGGTTATGACAGTACATGACGCTGTAACATGTATTGCACGAGAAGAAGAAGTTAAAGAAGCGGCTGCGTACGTGACAGAATGTATGAAATGGAAACCAGATTGGTGCCAAGACCTGCCGTTAGATTGTGAAACTGAATATGGGGAATCGTATGGCTAAATGGTCTTATTCGGCGCTATCTTTATTTAAACAGTGTCCTAGAAAATATTACAGGCTGCGAGTAAAGAAAGATATACCTCAAGAAGAAAGCACTGCTATGTTTTATGGAAAAGAAGCTCATAAAGCGGCAGAGGACTATGTTCGTAAAGACACCGTAATACCAGAAAAGTTTAAGTACATTGAACCTTATTTAAATATTCTAAAGAAGTTAAAAGGCGAAAAATTGTGTGAGTATGAGATGGGTTTGACTAAAGATTTGAAACCTTGTGAGTTTAAAGATAAGAACTATTGGTGGAGAGGTATAGCTGATTTGGTGGTACATAATGGTGACACTGCTTACGTAATAGATTATAAAACAGGAAAAAGTGCTCGTTACGCCGACACTAAACAGCTAGAGATATTATCTGTAGCTACATTCCTGCATTTCCCAAAAGTAAATTATGTAAAAGCAGGTTTGTTGTTCGTGGTATCAAAAGATTTAATAAGAACGAATTATGTAAGAAGTCAAATACAAGAATTAATGAACAATTTTAACTTTGATGTAGAAAGATTAGATACCGCATTTGGGACAAACGTATGGAACCCAATACCTAATTTTACATGTAGAAAATTTTGTCCAGTAAACGATTGTGAACATAATGGAGGTTACGTTGGATAGAAACGATTTATACAACACAGATGCTTATGTTGAAATGCCCGGTCATACGACACCAGAAATAAACAGAGAATGGTGTTCCGAAAATAAAAAAGATATGGTCAACCATCCAGAGCATTATATGAAAGGTGGTATGGAGACGATAGAATATTTAAAAGCAAAGTCTAGTAAACATGGATTTGAAACTTATTTAAGACTAAACGCTATGAAGTATTTAAGTAGAGCAGAGGAGAAAGAAAACACGTTGCAAGATTTAGAAAAAGCATTGTGGTATTTAAACCGATTAATAAAAGAAATGAAAGGGAACTAATGGATAGTTATAGTCAATTTATTGCTAAAAGTCGTTATGCGAGGTACATTCCAGAAGAAAAACGTAGAGAGGATTGGAACGAGTCTGTAAGTCGGTATATGGATTTTATGGTAAACCATTTGGAAGCCGAGTGTGGACATGTAGTTGATGCTCCTACTAAACTTAGAGTACACGAAGCGATATGTAATTTGGAAGTTATGCCAAGTATGCGATCTATAATGACAGCAGGTAAAGCGTTGGCACGTGATAACACAGCAGGATACAACTGTTCTTATTTACCAATTGACGACCCCAAAGCATTTGACGAAGCTATGTACATTCTTTTATGTGGCACGGGTGTCGGGTTTAGTGTGGAACAAAAGTACATACAAAAACTACCTGAGATACCTGAGAAGATGTTTGAATCTGAAACAACGATTGTAGTGTCTGATAGTAAAGAAGGTTGGGCTAAAAGTTTACGGCAACTTATTGCGTTGTTATATTCTGGTGAAGTACCTAAATACGACATGCGTAAAATTCGCCCAGCAGGGGCAAAACTAAAAACGTTTGGCGGTAGAGCTAGTGGTCCTGAACCTTTGGAGGAATTATTTAAGTTTACTATTAACAAGTTCAAACAAGCCAGCGGAAGAAAACTTTCTTCTATAGAGTGTCACGACATAATGTGCATGGTAGGTCAGATTGTTGTAGTCGGTGGTGTGCGTAGGTCAGCTATGATTTCTTTATCTGATTTAGAGGACTCAAAAATGAGAGAGTGTAAGTCAGGTGCATGGTGGGAGCAAAACGGTCAAAGAGCTTTAGCTAATAATTCAGCTATCTATGAAGAGAAACCTGATGTAAGTTTGTTCTTACATGAGTGGACAAGTTTATATAATAGTCATTCTGGAGAACGAGGTATTTTTTCTAGAGACGCATCTAAGAAACAAGCTAAGTCAATTGGAAGGCGTGATACTAATTATGATTTCGGAACTAATCCCTGTAGTGAGATAATTTTGCGTCCATACGAATTTTGCAATCTTTCAGAGGTTGTGGTACGTGAGAACGATACGTTTGAATCCATAAAAGAAAAAGTTGAGATAGCTACTATATTAGGTACATGGCAAGCCACACTAACAAACTTTCCCTATTTACGGAAAGTGTGGAAAAAGAATACAGAAGAGGAAAGACTTCTTGGGGTGTCATTGACTGGTATACTAGATAATAAATGGATGTCGGAAATTACTGATGATACTAAACAAAAACTTGAGCAACTCAAACAGGCGGCTGTTAAAACAAACGCTGACTTATCTGTTCTTCTCGGAATCCCTCAATCGACTTCAATTACTTGTGTTAAGCCTAGTGGGACTGTTAGTCAGCTTGTTAATTCTGCCAGTGGTATTCATACTAGACATAGCCCTTATTATATTCGCAGGGTTCGTGGAGATAAGAAAGACCCTCTCACACACTTCTTAAAAGAAGCAGGTGTACCGACAGAAGACTGTGCGATGAAACCAGACTCAACCGCTGTGTTTTCCTTTCCAATAAAATCTCCAGACGGTTGTAAAGTTAGAGAAGACTTAACAGCGGTTGACCATTTAAAGTTATGGATGATGTACCAGAAGCATTGGTGTGAGCATAAGCCGTCGGTAACTATTTCTGTAAAAGAAGACGAATGGCTAGACGTAGGTGCTTGGGTATGGAATAACTTCAACGATATATCGGGTATATCTTTCTTACCTTGGGATGGCGGAACTTACAAACAAGCTCCATACGAAGAGTGTACCGAACAAGAATACAATGAAATGTTAGCCAAGATGCCCACAACAATTGAGTGGAGTAAGCTAGTAGAAGAAGACGACAACGTTAAAGGTGTACAAGAGTTAGCATGTACTGCAGGAGGTTGTGAAATATGAAAATTGAATCGCCTTGTGTTGGCGTTTGTGAATTAAAAGATAACGTCTGTATTGGTTGTAATAGAACAATTGAAGAAATAACTAACTGGGTGCCTATAAGTCAAAAAAAGGAGTTAAAAAATGCCTTACGTAAATAAACCAAGACCTTACAAAAAAGAATATCAGCAGCAGAAAAAAAGAAACGAGCAAGAAAGACGTAATACTCGTGAACGTGCTCGATACGCTATGGATAAAACAGGTGTAGATAAAAACAAAAACGGTAAAGCCGACAAAAGAGAAGGTAAAGATATTGACCATAAAAAAGCTCTCTCTAAGGGAGGCACTAACAATAAGAAAAACCTTAGAGTTGTTAAAGCTAGTACAAACAGGTCTTTTAAACGTAACTCTGATAGATCAGTAAAGAAGAACGCTTAATGCAAGTAGTAAATAATAAAGCCTTGTTAGTAAATACTAAATACCCTGAGCGTATAACTAACGCAATTACAAAAAGTAAAGTAATTAAAAAAGACAATGAGTTTAGTAAGGTGTTAGTTCATTGGGATTTTGAAGAGGCTAAAACTTTAAAAGAGCTTAGATTTAAAAACGTTCCATCTCCAATGGAGAGAGATTATGAATGGGGTGGACCCTTTAAACCTATGGAGCATCAAAAAGTCACAGCTTCTTTTTTATCTATTACTAAACGTGGTTTTTGTTTTAACGAACAAGGCACGGGTAAAACAGCTTCCTCAATATGGGCATCAGATTATTTAATGAAGCTAGGTAAGATTAAAAGGGTTTTGGTTGTATGTCCGTTGTCCATTATACATTCTGCATGGCAAGCGGATTTATTTAAGTTTGCGCTGCACAGAACAGTTAACATAGCATACGGTACACGAGAAAAACGTAAAGACATAATTAACTCAGATGCCGAATACGTGATTATCAACTATGACGGTATAGAGATTGTAGAAGAAGACATCAAAAAAGCAGGGTTTGACTTAATTATTATTGACGAGGCAAATGCTTATAAGTCTATATCTACAAAAAGATGGAAGTCTATGCAAAGGCTTATAAGCTCTAATACATGGCTGTGGTTAATGACTGGAACTCCTGCTGCACAATCTCCAGTTGATGCGTTCGGTCTTGGTAAACTTTGCGTTCCTGATAGATGCCCTAGATTTTTTGGTAGGTTTAGAGATATGGTTATGTACAGCGTGGGCAGATTTAAATGGGTACCTAAAGATGATGCAGAGAGTATTGTATTTAATATGCTACAACCTGCTGTCAGGTTTACAAAAGCAGAGTGCCTGGATTTACCTCCTGTAACACACGTTAACAGAGAAGCACCTTTGACTACACAACAAGATAAATATTATAAAACATTAAAAAAAGACATGTACATGACTGCTGCCGGAGAAGAAATAAGTTCTGTAAACGCGGCTGTTAATTTAAACAAACTATTACAAATATCAGGGGGTGCAGTTTACACCGACACTAAAGAGGTAATAGAGTTTGACGTGTCAAACAGACTAAATGTTGTGCGTGAAGTAATTGAAGAAGCTAGTAATAAAGTTCTGGTGTTTGTGCCTTTTAAACATACTATACAATTACTTAGTGAATTTTTGGACAAACACAAAATTACAAGTGAAATAATAAACGGTTCGGTTCCTGTAACTAAAAGATCGCAAATATTTAAATCATTTCAAGAAACCAAGCACCCTAATGTATTAATAATACAACCACAGGCGGCATCGCATGGGGTAACTTTAACTGCTGCAGATACGATTATATGGTATGCACCTGTGACATCTTTGGAAACATATTTACAAGCCAACGCTAGAATTGACAGACCGGGGCAGGATAGCCCTATGACTATATTTCACATATCAGGCAGTCCAGTAGAAAGAAGATTGTATCAAATGTTACAGAGTAAATTAAAAAATCATACAAAATTAGTGGATCTTTATAAAAAAGAGTTGGAAACTTAACTATAAAATGTTAAGATAAAAGTGTCTTATATTGTTTAACGAAGAAGAACAATTTGAAAGGAAGTAAATTATGTCAAGTTTTAACGCAAACGAATTAGTAAAAGTGCTCTTAAAAATAAGAGACGCGAAAGATAAAATTCGCAAAGAATCAGACCAACAAATCGCTAAACTAGATGAGCAGTTGGATGTTGTTAACCAACAGCTACAAAACATTCTAAAAGAAACAGGCGCAACTAGTATTAAAACTCCGCATGGCACGGCTTATCAAACAGTAAAGTCTAGATATTGGACAGACAATTGGGAGGCTATGTACAGATTTATTCAAGAGCACGATGCTTTTGATCTTTTAGAACGGAGAATACATCAATCAAACATCAAACTATTCTTAGAAGAAAACCCTGACGTACTACCAGAAGGGTTAAATGCCGACAGTAAATATTCTGTTACTGTGCGTAGAAAATGAATAGACTACTAGCTAAAAATATTGAGAGCCCTCAAAGAGTTATTGTGATAGCTGCGGCTCCGAATATACATAGACAATACTATGACACACCATTTGAAGAAGGGGTTAAGAAAACACCTACTTGTTTTTCTTCGGATGGTAAAACACCAGACTATGATGTAGACGAACCTCAAGCAACGTTTTGTATTAAGTGCCCTAAAAATATACAAGGCTCAGGAGAAGGCAATTCAAAAGCTTGTAAGATGCACCAAAAAATTGCAGTCTCTTTACAAGATAATTTAAAAGGCCCTGTGTACCAATTAGTAATTTCAAGCACGTCGTTGTTTAATAAATCTAATGTATTTGAAGACATGGGGTTCTTACAATATGTAAGGAGGTTGTACCAACAAGGTCAAAGCGTGGATGGTGTAGTAACAGAGATAGATAAGATTGACGAAAATAATTTTTATAGGATTTCTTTTAAACCAATACGGCATTTAAAAAGGCATGAAATAGACTACATTCAACAGAGAGCAAATTCTGAAGAAGTAGATGAGTGCTTAACTTTTAATATGCCTATGGATTTATTAGAGCAGAAACATTTTTTTAAATTACGTAAAAAAATGGGTGTAGAAGTAAAACTTTAATTACAGGAGATTAGATATTATGTCAGATTTAACTTTAACGGATGTAAACGATTTTAGTGCCCTACAAGAAGCTATGGGTATGTCACAAGACTTAGAAACTAAAGCTAAGTCAAGCACTTTAGCAAGGTTAAAAATATTGCATGAAGGTGTAAAAAGCGAAACTGTTATCAAAGGAAAGAAAACAGAATACACAGCTATAGATGCAGGTGTGTATGAGCTAACCTTATCTAACGGGGCAAAGCTGTATCAAAAAAACCCCAAGGTAAGACTGTTTCTTCAACGGTTTATGTACCAAAGATATATTTTAAACGACAACCGATATGTAAAAACTACATTGGCTACTGATTTAAAAAGTAATTTGCCAGATATGGATGGTGGATTTAATTGTGGTCGTCAAGCAGGGTATGTTGAAGACTATGCTTCTTTACCTCAAGAACAAAAAGATGTTGATAGGGTACGCACTATCTTAGGGGAAGTGTATTTTGATAAGGCTTTAGATGAATCTGGGGAAGAATTAGATTGTTCTAAGTCTACAGGCATACCTTTTGTAGCAGACTTTAAGAAAGAAGCTTTTAAAATATTTGAGCCTGTTATAAAAGAGATTGCTACTAGTAAACTTCTTCCGCCACAATGTATTTTAGAATTTAATACTGATGCAAAAGCGGGTAAAAGCGGGTTGACTTATTTTATACCTAAAGTATCTGTTACTAAAAAAGATGTCAGTATGACTGAAGCAGACCAAAAAACTTTTAGGGATTTTGTAGCTTGGGCTGATAGCTTTAATCAAAATGTAATGGAGCAACATAACAAAAACACTGATACTGTTGTTGCTTCTAAAATTGAAGAAGTTGAAGAGCCGGTTGTTATAGAGCCAAAAAAGAAAGAAACTAAAAAGGTTACGCATAACTCAGATGGTAGTCCTAAAAGCGGGAAAGACCTAGAGTCTGTAATGAACGCTTGGACAGAAAACGACTGATGCACTTTTTAGAATATGTCCTAGGGGACAAAGGGTGGCTATGGGTAGGCGGCTTCAAAGGGGAGAGGGACACTACGCAGAAATGTGTAGAAACCTTTGAGGCTGCTTATCAGCTCATAGAAAAATGGAGGTCTGAAGAACGCAATATTTATTTTGGTTGTAGTAGATACAATACAGATAGACGTTCTCAGGCCACCGCAGAATACTGTAAGATTTTTTACTTAGATGTAGACTGTGGACCTCTCAAAGAATATAAAAATCAGGGAGAGGGGGCCGCAGCTCTACGTCAGTTCTGCGATACGATAGGACTTCCAAAACCAACAATAATTAGCTCTGGAAATGGGATACATGCTTATTGGGTTCTTGAGAATGTTATACACCCAAAAGATTGGAAACCAGTGGCTAGGTCTTTGAAGGCATTGTGTGATACACATAAATTTTATGCCGACCCTGCAGTAACAGAAGATGAGGGAAGGATACTTAGATTCCCCGGTTCTTTTAATTATAAAACCAACCCACCAAAAGAATGTAAGTTAATTGGTAAGTATGCAAAGCCAGTAAACTTTTTCTTTTTTAAAGGACTTGTTGGTGAAATACAATCAACACCTAAGAAAGAAAAGGTAAGTGCTTTAACTTTAGCTCTTGCAGAAAATAAACAAAGTGTTTTTGAAAATATAAAAACATGTAACCAAATAAACTTTATACGAGAGAATCAAGAAGTTGTAGAGTACCCACTTTGGAGGGCAGGCATATCCATAGCTGCTAACTGCGCCGACAGTGCAGAGGCAATACATGCCATGTCAAGAGATTCTTCTAAGTACAGTTATAACGATACCGAAGATGCAGCTAGTAAAATAAAAGGTCCGTATAGATGTGAAACTTTTGAAGGGTTGAACCCAAAAGGTTGTGAAGAGTGTGCACATAAAAACAAAATAACTTCCCCTATACAGTTAGGAGATAAAGTTTTAGCAGAGCCTGACTTGGTATGTGAGGGCGGCTTGAATGAAGTAACACTTCCAGAACTACCTTGGCCTTATATGTTTGCAAAAAATGGAGGTATATATACTCAGGTTGAGGAAGAAGAACCACAACTAATATACGAACATCAATTGTATTTAGATAAGAGAATGATAGACCCAGTTGACGGAGAGGTAGCAGTTATAAAACACACACTTCCATTAGATGGGGAAAAAGGTTTAGTTATATCAGCTCAAGATGTTTTGTCGGCCGAAGAAGCAAAAAAGAAACTAGCGCACAGTGGTGTGATTGGCGGTAAAAAGCAAATGGCTGAAATTATAAACTATATAATTAAATCTTTTAAACATTTACAAATGATAAAGAAAGCAGAAATTATGAGATCACAGTTTGGATGGGTAGATAATGATACTAAGTTTATTCTAGGTAAACAAGAATTAGATGGAGAAACTATAATGTTTAGTCCACCATCATCAAGAGTAAGAGAGTTGGTGGACTTCGTAGAGTCAAAAGGTAGTTTAGAAGCATGGAAAAACATTGCGGCTATATATGGCGAGCGCGACATGCACGTCCAAGCTTTTGGATTTTTTACAGGGTTTGGGGCTCCACTCCTTAAATTCTTGAACTACAAAGGCGGTATTATAAACCTAGTCAACAACACATCAGGTACAGGAAAAACAACATCTTTGCGTATGGCACAGAGTGTGTGGGGCGACCCCAACGGGTTGGTTATGATTCCTAGAGATACTCTTGCTACTAAGATTCACAGAATGGGTATATTAAATAATATGTCGGTAGCTATGGATGAAGTAACTGCTATGCCGGGAGAGCAGTTTTCTGATTTAGTATTTTCTATAACGCAAGGTAGAGGTGCGGGTAGAATGAAAGCTTCATCTAATGAAGAAAGGGCAAACTTTACAAAGTGGGCAACTATAGCAATTACAACTTCTAATGCTTCAATGGTAGATAAGTTACGTGCTACTAAGAAAACACCTGATGGTGAACTAATGAGATTTTTAGAGTTTGATGTACCACAAGAAAGTAAAATGCCAAAAGCTTTTGCTCAAGCAATGTTTGACGATGCGTTGTCAGAGAACTACGGTTTAGCAGGACCTATATACGCACAGCACATTGTTAAAAATAAAAAAGATGTTATAGAAGAAATAAAAAAAGTTCAGGCATACATAGATAAAAGAGTAGGCTTTACTAGCCGAGAAAGGTTCTGGTCTGCAATTATTGCATGTAACATTGGCGGCGCAAGGATAGCCAAACGTCTTGGTTTGATACCAAAAGAAATAGATATAGGTAAAGTGTTAAAGTGGGTTGTAGAAAACATGGACATTATG